ATTCCACTGCGAATGCGGTCGGCAAGCAACCCTGGTAATATTGGACATGACTGGGTGAAGAGACGATTTCTCGAAGAAGGAGAAAAATATGGACGAGTATTTGTTCCAGCGAAACTTGATGACAACCCAAACCTTGACCGAGCCAAATATGTCCTCTCTCTCTCAGAGCTTGACCCAATCACAAGACGACAATACCTTGACGGCGACTGGACAGCAAGGCACGGAGGCTCAATCTTCCTTCGAGAATGGTTCACCATCGCCGATGAAGCGCCCAGTGACTGCCGCAAAGTTCGTTTTTGGGATTTAGCTGCAACCAAACCAAAAAGTGGTGAAGAACCTGACTACACCGTTGGCGCTTTACTCGGCGAAAAACAAGGCATATACTACGTACTTAATGTTCGTCGTATGCGAGGCAATCCACTACAAGTTGAAGCCCTCATCAAACAAACTGCAGAACTCGATGGTGTTGCCACAAGAATCTTCATGGAGCAGGAGCCTGGCTCCAGTGGAGTCAGTCAAATTGACTATTACGCAAGACAAGTCCTCACAGGCTTTAGTTTCTGGGGAGTTAAAACCACTGGGCCCAAGCAGGAGCGAGCCACACCGGTCAGCTCGGCGGCGGAAGCAGGCAACATAAAACTCGTAAAACCTAAAGAAACAGAAAAATCGTGGATAAATGACATGCTTGATGAGTTTGAGGCTTTTCCGCAGGGCATGCATGATGACCAAGTGGACGCTGTGAGCGGGGCGTTTCAGCAGTTACGAAGTGTATCTAAACCAGCATGGGTGCTAAGATGAACCAACCGAGCGACGAAGAAATTGCAGAATTAAAAGCCTACGCTAAGGTAAAACATATCATGATTATTCAAGAACAAATGGGTTACTGCCGAAAATGTGGCAAACATGATGACTTACGATGTGGCTTATGTTTCGATTGTGTCTTTCCACTCTGCCCAAAAGAAAAATGCGAAAAGAAAAGAATTGTTAAAGAAGTTAATGGTAATTTTGCTATCTATAACTTTCAATATAAAGATTTGAAAGGAAAGATTCACTGCACAAGAGTAGAGGGTTTGTGCTAATGACTAAGCAGCAACCAAAAGGCATACGAGTTACTAATGGAGGAGAGTCTGCCCAAAAAGATTATAAAGCAATTCGGAGAGGTCTGAAAAAAGCCACAACAATGACTAACAAAGAAATTGACGAATTGATTCAAGCTATGAAAATAATAGATGTGAATTAAAGCTTGACTAAGCAACAACCGAAGGGCATCCGAGTTACTAAAGACGGCGGCTTAATCATTCACCCCGAAGCCGACGTCAGCGAAGGCTCAAGCATCCGCATACCACAAGTCAGCACGGCGCTAGGCGCAGGCTTCGGAGATGAAATCACCGATAATGACAGAGAGTTCGCTGCGAAGCGTGAGCCAGTAGCCCACTTTTTAACTTTTGGCATAGCAAACGACGTGTTTGATAAATGGTTCATTGTGGATGACCCTAGCACGGAGGGCGGAGACCCAAAAACAGATGAAGCCGTGCAGAATGCACTTACGAAGCTGAAGGCTAAAGCAATCTTAACTAAAGCCCTTGAGTATGAACGCACACATGGTTGGAGCCTTCTCGTTGGCAGTTTCAGTGATGTGAGTGATGTGAACAAGTTGGAGCAACCACTACGACAAGGCAACCGACTGCTTCAGCTTACCACTTACCCTAAGACGAAAGTGGAAGTTTGGCTTAAAGATGAGAATGAGAAAAGCCACAGATTTGGAGAAGCGTTAATTTACAAAGTTGACCGTGGAGACGGCAAATACCTTTACATTCACCATAGTCGTTGCTTCAAGCTGATGACGAGAAGCACAGGCTTAAGCGTGCTCGACCCAATTTGGGATGACCTTAACTGTGGACGAAACATAAGGTGGGGCACAGCTCAATGGATGTACCGTAATGGCGGAGGCTTCCCCGTCATCAAGTTCCCAGTGGGCACAACACTACCGCAACTTGAAGAGTGGATGAACAGTAGCGCCTTCACTAATTTAATGGCTCGAACCTACATTGGTATCACTGGCGACATGGACTTCGACTTTAGAGGCGCACAGGGTAGAGCCTTAGATCCGCAACCCTTCTTTCAAACTAACCTTGAACAAATAAGCGCTGGCAGCGGCGTGCCTGAACCTATGTTAAGGGGTGCACAAGCTGGAGCAGTGACGGGAAGCGAAGTGAACCAACAACAATACTACAAGGTGATTAGTCGCATTCAAGCAAGCCTTGAAGACTGCGTTCGCTGGGTTATTGACCGTTTGGCTGAGGCTGGGCAAATTGAAGGCTTAGTCAAATCAACAGACAAAAGCCTTTCTGAAAAAGTGAAGCGTTGGATACACCATGATGCAGAGCCAATTCATGAATCACTCAAATACAAAATCGAGTGGGTGAGTGCTTTTGAACTCACCGAACTTGATGAGGCTAACGCTGAATTGCTGAAGGAACAAGCAAACCAAACAAGGCTACAATACATGACTGTTGACGAAGTGCGAGCTTTGAATGAGCTTGACCCGTTGCCTAACGGTGAAGGCTCAACTCTTCAAGCTAAACAGCCTCAGCCACAAGCCTTCGAGTTTCCGCAAGGTGACAGCTACTTGGTCACGCAAGTTAATAGGCATCGACCCAGCTTGGATGAAGATGAATGTACTGCAGGTGGCGGTGTGTGGCGTACTATTAAGGGCATGCATGTTTGCATTAAGTCGGGTGAATCGGTGGAGCAAGCGTTTGAACGCACCACGGGAAAGACATTAGAAGGCGGTGTAGAGGAGCAACCGAAAGACTTAACTGCTGGTGAAACAGAAGGTAAAGGTGAGGGAAAAACAATGAAAATAGACTTTCCCGAAGGCGGCACTTGGGAAGTGCAGCAGCAAGCCAAAAAGATAATTGTTAATATGTCGCCTGGCGAAGAAATAACGTTTGAAATTGGCGACAGATACGATGATTTTGCGGAGTATATTATTCCGCGGGTTAATTTAGAATCAGATGTAGAAATAATATCCGTTGACCATGTTAAAAAAACTGTAACTGTAAGGCGAAAATAAACAAGGCTTGGGGGTAAGTAAAAAATGGAAAATGAAAAAACATGCCTTTGCGAAAGCTGCGTGCACTGGGATAGTATCGAGGGTGACTGTGAACACCCTGATGTTGATGCATCCCAGCATGATTTAGGCGTTGGCTTTGACTTCCAAACCGATACATGTGAAACCTATAAGAAGCAAAGGAGTTTATAAGAGATTGACGCTTAATGGTGAGGGCGCAGTTTTTCGAGTTGGCAAAAACACCACAGCCATACGCATACCCATCTTGCTTGCTAAAGACAGTTCTTTTCCATTCCAAGTCGGTGAGGAAGTCACTATCAAAATCCAAGATAACGGTTTAACAGTGCAGAAGAAAGAAGCCGCACTGAAACAAACAGATGAAATCTTAGCAAAACAATAAATCTTCCCTTTTTTCCTTTCGTTTTCGATGTCTAGTTTAATAAGCATAGTGAAAGCAGTTCAGGCAGTGGACAGCCTTAAACGCATTCCAGAAGGATTCCCTCAAGCCATCACCTTCTTCAGCGAAGAGGATGTGTGGCAGCATCATGGCATTTTTGATGAACGCATCTGCGAAACGTGCGTAAACTTTCAATTTCAACTGTACCACGGGAATGTTATCCGTGAAGTTTTCCCTTATCTTGAAATTGTGGACATTGACCGAATAGACATTCATGCACACATGCCAAGAGATGACAACTGTCGTTGTTGGCTTTCCAGAGTGTATGAGATGGAAGAGCCTAAACATAAACGAGTTGAATGGCAACGATTTGAATGAGGGATCCAAAATAACTAAAGAAAACCTTGTGTATCCTGGGCATGGCGAAGGCTTAGACGCTGACTTAGTTAACGGTCTGCATGCTCAACAATTGCTTGATAAGGCACGAATGTACTCTGGAGGCAGCTTGGATGCTGCGCGTGCATTACCATATAGTTACTTGATTTTCAAAGAGGGAATTTTTTTCAAGGCAATTGATGGCGCAACTGGAAAGATAGCGTTTAGTGACTTAGATGCCAGCGCAGTGATACAGTCCGTTTTTGATGCGGTGTGGAATAATAATATAAATCCTGTGAGAAAAAGCGTCAAATTTAAAGGCGAAGGAGTAGCATTTTATTTAACTAAACCCTTAGTTATCAAAAAAGGTTTTTACAGTGTTTTGAGTGGAGTAGAAAGGACACAGTTCAGAGCAGTTGATGGATTTAGAACAAAGTATCCTAACCGTGCTTTGCTAGAATTAGATAATCTTGGAGACAATTCAACTCTAAGTATGTTCACATTCGAAAACTTAGAGTTTCTCGATGGAGGCAATGATGGAAGTAGACCCGATATTGGATTTTGGGCTAAACAAACACAGCAAGACATGAGTTTTAGAGGTTGTAATTTTGGTGGGGCTGCGAAACATGGATTCCTCGATAACGCTGGCGGAAATTATTTTGACGATTGTTTTTTTAATGGCAAAATTGTTGCGGGTTCTGCGGGTAACGGTTTTTCATGTATATTCACGGAAGCGCAATCTCCAAATATGGATAGTGGTGCCGACATGATGACTAACTGTAGAATATACGGCACTTCTGGCAG